TGTTCGCTGCATTAGTTGCGGTCTGTGTATCTGTTGAATCTGCTCCTACAGTTGTCCAACCAGAAGCAGCTACTTGTTGCCTTGCGTAGTTTGTAAAGGTTGCTTCCGTAAGTGAACCAGTTTCTGCGGCAGATACTGCTGTTGCCAATCCTACATAAATACTGTCACCCGGGCTAGAAAAACTAAGAGAATTATTTTTAAATATAAAATGTAATATTCTTCTCTCTAAATAATTGGTTGATGCATTTGCTGTTGCCATTTTTTACTCCTATGTTCTTGGTCTGGCTGGTAAACCAACTCTGTTTGCGTCTGTGTTTTCTCTTGCCTCGCCTAAGTCTTTTAATCTTTCCATGGATTGCATATACATATTCTTATAATTCTGTATAACATCCGTTTCACCTTTCATATAGGTGTAGGCTTCAATTAAAGCTCCATAAAGCAGAGCAAAAGGTGCGTTGGTGCTAACCCAGGTAGTACCACTGTCCGCTCCCGCGGTCAAACTAGCGGGTCTATGGTAATAGTGCAACTCTATGGTATAGTTACTGTTTGGGGTCGGCGCTACAATGAAATTATTTTCATCAAACCGTGCATAATATTTAGGGACCCCTGTGGTTGAAGCGCTAGGGGTATACTCTCTTAAAAAATTTACATCTTTTTGAAGTAAAAAACTTTCAGATCCAGAAGTTGTTATCTGTAACGAGAAAGATGCTAAATAATCACTGGGTACCGTTAAATATTGATCGGAAGAGGTTAAAGCACTTGTTACATTTTTTCTAAAAATGTCTAAATCTATACTTTTAAATATTTTCTCTTCTGCCGCTTTTATAAAGTCTGGCAAATGAGTTACAAAAGATGTTTCACTGTTGTCTGTGTAATCTTGTATAGCCGTTTTTAATTGTGCTAAAGTAAAACTCATATCATGCACTCACCGTTGTTGGTCCTGCGGTAGCTCGACTACCGCCTCCTACTATACCACCTATTGTAGCGGTTTGTCCATTAGCCGTAAAGGTATATGTATCTGAAGTCACAACGGTAATACTGTAACCAGCCTCTTGTTCCAAAACCGCCTTGGTAAAACCATCGAAACCATTAACACTTCTAAACCGTACAGTGTCTGTGGTAGATCTACCATGACCAAACTCTCTAACTGTTATGACCCCCGAACTTACTGCAGAAGATATAAACGGATCCAGTACTAAAAGAACCTCTACAGGGTTTTCTGTTCGGCTGGGCCTAGCATCTCTAATCGCTTCTGGGTCAGCTACTGTTCTAAAAGGACCTAATTGTGGGTGTTTAGACTCAAACTCATCTGGTCCCACTAAAGAACCATTCCACTCTTTTTTTAAATCACGGTACCGATACTTCATTCCAGACCTGTCGGATATACCGTATGCGTGTTTACCTGTAGCAAATCTACTCATTAATTAGACCTTAAATAAGAATATTGAGGGCTCACCGTAAAGCTGGATCTATCTCTGTCCTCGCCCATAGCTCTTTCAAACTCTTCTTCATAAATAGCTTTTAGCATTTGAGTTCTTTGAGGAGCTTTTTTTAAAGAAATATAATAAGCTAATCCTGCGGTCAAACAAGGATAAAATCTAAAAGGAACATCCATAGTATTAGCTTGAGAATCAACATCTTCTACCCTAGTAAGAGCATCGTAAAAAATAATATCCGTGCTATTGTCCGGCACAGGCCATATTTTTAAGTTAGGTGTTATTTGTCTGTCTAAAAAAAACTGTGTAGGCCTGCCAGTGGTAGCTTTGTTGGGTATGGCCAATTCATCCGATCGGCTCACTCTAGTCATAGAAAAATCTGTTCCAGACCTTCTTACAACAATATTTAATATATCAATTACGTCTGATCCTAGATCATATTCACGATCTCCAGAAGTAACCGTTTGCGTTCTTTGAGTGATAGTCCATTGATTTAAGCCTCTGTTAGCCCACTCTGCAAACATAAGATTTAAAGATCTTCTTGCAGTAGTTAAATCATAGCCTGTTCTTAGCTCTAAACCACATCTTTCATAAGCTTCTTCTATGTATTCAGCGGCATCCGGCTCAAAGTTGGTAGAATTAGATGTTGCCATATCAAGTCCTTACTTTTGTTTGTTTACGTCTGTTTGGCATAACAATACCACAACCTCTTGCAACTATAGATCCTTTTTTAGTTTTACCATTGAAGGGTCTTTTAGCCTTAGTAGAAGGTACTTCTCCACCAAACCCCATTTTTGTGACTTTTGCAGACTTGGTGTTTGAAACAAAGGTTTTACCTTTGGCCCCTTCTTTTTTCTTTTTTTTAGCTGTTGAGGCTCTTTGTGATTGAGATAAACTATTTGCTTTAGATCTGGGTAAACATCTATCAGGGTTTTTTTTATCTTTAGACGTACCACATTTACCCTTAATCTTACCGTCTGTACCGATTCGCACCCAATCTTGTTTTACCCAATCTTTAAGAGCACCCATTATTTCTTGCCTTTCGCGCCCTTTGCATAGTTAGGATCTTTACAATATTTTGAAGCGGCCATGTTTGCATAAGCGCTTGGGTATGTGTCAAAAGTCCTTTTAGCCCACGCTTTACCAGCGGGACAAATTTTACTGCCTTTTGATTTTTTAGAGGCCGATCCACCATTCTTAAAATAAGTTACATTTAATTTGGAGGGTTTAGGTCCTGTTCTTACTTTACTTGTTATCATAACAATTTCTGCGCTACCGCAGCCCCTATAATTAAAACACCTAATCCCCACATACGAATATCAAGACCTTTTAATTGAGACTTTTGATCTCCAAGTATTTCTTCTATTCTTTTGTATCGAAGAGTGCACTCAGCTTCATGCTTGGCCAGCTCATGCATAACTTGTTCTACTGTAAGCTTTTCTTTTTTAGGTCTACCTCTGGGCATTAGCACTTCCACCTTCTTCTAGCTTGTCGTAAACGACTGTTTGGATCTTTGGCTGCTTTTGGAAATTTCTTCATTTGTCCTGCACTTCTAGCACAATATGATTTTCTTCTTTTAGCAGCCGCACTTCCTTTTTTCACTTTGCCTGTTACAGCGGTCTTTAATTTACTTCCAGGGTTGTCTCTGCGGTATTTAGCCACACCCTTTTTAGTCATACCTGCCCCAGATTTAGTAGATCTTTTATGACCTCCTTTTATCGTGTGACCTTTCATAGTGCCTTTTTCGGACATCTTTACCTCTATGCGTAGAAGAAACTCATCATATCCGTTGTTCCTATTGTGTACTTAACATACATACCATCTTCAAATACAACTCCGTTTTGTGGAATTGTATTATCTATAGTAGTGTTGTCTGTTCCTATAGTTCTAGCTTTGAACAAGGTTGACCCACCACCATTAGGCTCTCCGTTAACAAACTCAATAACACCTGCTGTTCCACCAGAGACAATGGAATAACCTTTAAGACGAGTTCTGCCTCCAAAAATTATATCTGCGGCTACACCTGTTGTTCCAGCTAAAACAGTTCCTGCAGGATCGCCTACCGCAGTAATACTGACTATTGTTTTAAAAAATTTAGAACCTGTTGCTGCACTGGCATTAACTCCTGTGATACTCTCCGTTAAGGAAGCTCCATCTAAATCTGTGCCTACAACAGTAAAAGATATACTTCTATCGTCACCACCAGAAGTAATCGATACTGTCCGTGCTGAACCAAGAGTTACTGCACCTCCATCGGCTAAAGCACCCCCTAAAACTAGGGCTGCATTATTAGCTACTTGTGCAGATGCTGAAAAACCATTCGGATCTGCTGCAACCTCATCACTTATAAAAGTTACTTTTACATCTGAACTAGATCCTGCCATATTAATCTCCTTCTAAAAGATGGGGGTATAAAACCCCCATAAATTAAGCTTCGTAGCCCATCAATTCAATGAACAACTTACCAGCACTGTAATCTGCATCTGTTGCAGCTCCAGTTGTTAAATATAGAAACTCATCTGCCGCAGGAACACCAGTAAAATAAACTTTACTTCCTGTTGTTGCATCACCTGCGTTGACTAACAATGTCTCTGTTAAATCACCGATAGCTCCATCTTCAACACCAGTACCTTCTGTTGCAGAGTGTACGTTAATGTCTGGATCACCACCAGCTGGTGCTTCAAAACATTCCATACTACCTGTTAAGATTGTACCGTTTCTTGCAGCAGTGATCTGACCAATGTGACAAACTAAAGCAGTTCCGTTAACACCAATGATGTCGCCAGATCCTGTTGATCTCAAACCAGTTAAGTCTATTAAAATTCTTGTTGTAATTATTCCACCACTTCTTTGAACAGAAGTTCTATAAACAGTTCCAGAGCCAGTTGTTATACCAGTTCCAGCTTCTACTGCCATTGTGTTTGCATCTAAAGAAGCAAATCCAGCGGATGTAATTGACATTTGAGTTGTTTCTGTGCCTGTGTTGGCAGCGGTAACAATGGATGAGTATCCACCTTCAGAACGTAGAGTTCCTTTAAAAGTTGTATTCGCCATGTAAATCTCCTTGTCGTGGCATTTGTCGAAGTTAATTCTTCGTCAAGGTAATTTAACTATACATAAAAAAAGGGTGACTTACAAGCCACCCTTTTA